ACGGGGACTTGCCCATTTATCACGCAAGTGTTCGACTGTTGCATGTTGCGGTGACTTTTTATTTTGATTCATTTCGCAATTGCAATAGTAACATTTATTACCTTGCTTTTGAACTAACGTTAAAAGAATCATAACAGTTCCTTGATAAACAGGACTTATTGACATTGCCTGTTTTGGTAACTTACTCGCCGCGCTTCATAACAGTGGTTTCTGCAAGACGCTTCCACTTGTCATTACCAGGGCCGCACATCTTCTTCAAGTCTGCAATCTTGATAACTGTACGCAGGCTCAACTCGCGCAACTTGTCTTTGTTGGCATCAACGTACTCATACAATTCTTGCTTGGCACCTTCTTCAAACTCGTAGTGGTCCAACATACCGTCCATCATGATTTGCTTGATACGCAACATCTTGTCACGGGTAGTGTCCAGTGTCAGATCCAAATAGTGACAACGGCTTTCCAATGCACCCAAGTGATCCTTGAGCTTTGCAGAGCGCACGTTCTCAAACTTGATGTTGGTGATAAAGATTGCAGAGCCTTTGAACTCGAAGCGATCTGGCACACCTTCTTGGCGGAGCATGCGGCTGTCAGTGTTCCAGCAAATAGTACGCTTCTTGCTAGAGTCCAGTGCTGCCTTCAAAATGTTAAGTGACAGCTCATCAAGCAACACACTGTCACAGTCGTCAAACACAAGAACGTTACCTGCATCGCTATAATTGTAAAGTTTGCAGTACAAACCAATGGCGCTCATTGCACCTTTAACAATCTCATAACGAATACGAGTGCCGCCAATTTTGTCGAACATAGCACTCTTGTCCAGCACCTTCTCAACGCCAAAGGATTTACCTACGCCAGGAGGGCCAACAACAATCATAGCACGGACTGAGCCGTCTACTGCACCTTCAGTCATTTCTTCGAGAATGTCAAAACGTTCGCGAATGCGTTCAATGGCTTGCTCGTCTGTTTCTTGCACTTTGGGTTCCTTGCGTTTTGGGGCGTCAAAATTGCCTTCGACGCTGGTGGCACAATCTGCGGCACTTGCAGGGATGATATCTTGCATAGATGCAACTTTGACACGGACTTCGCGGCCTGCGAATTCGCCAAGTGTCTCATCTGCAATAACAGTAACGTAACCGCCTTTGGTACCTTCTTTGTAGTCTGCGACCAGTTGAAATGTTTGATTTGTAATGTTGAAGTTACGGTACGTGCCGTTTGCGATAGTAATGTATGCTGACATTTGGGTTCCTTTGCGTGGATGTTTAACTTACTACAATATCTATTATACTGCTACTTGGCTCAAAGAGCAACCGTTTTTTGCTGGTTTTCTTGGGTTTTTAGTACTTGTTGCGTAAAAACGACACCGCCCAAGCCTGCTTGATACGTTTCTGCGACAGCTTTGATGTAAAATTGCATAATTTTACCAGTTTTTGTAATCAGTGTGTATTGCATGGTGTCCTTTGCTGTCTATGTGTTTATTATACTGCTTTTGGACCAACTCGTCAACTACTTTTTGGGAATACCATAGTAAATTTTAGGGGAATAACAAAGTAAATTTTGTTGTTTTTACGCCACAAAAAAGGTAGTACTTAGTACTACCCTAAAAATTGTCTATTTTTAAGCAATTAGCGAAGCTCTGCGTCTTCCATACCAGCTACCCGCAATTTTACAACATTAGAAAGTTGCCATTGCTTGATGTCAAGTGCTTTAGTAAGACCTAAAAACTTGTTGCGAACTAAGGCAAACTCATTCACAATAGCATCCATGTCACATACTTCTGGTTCGCCATCCACATACTTTTCTGCATCGCGACTTGTTAGCGCACGATTGTAATGTTCTGTAAATTGGCGAAACTTAGCACTGCGAATCTTACGAAGCTGAATGTTAAGTTGTTCTAGTATAGCTTCAATTTCTTGTAGCTGATTGAATCGATATTCTACAATGCCTGGCATTTCGCGGCTGGCCTTTTCTAAACTACCAACCAGCTTTAATTCCATGCGGCCTTGAATCAGTTCGTTTTCAAACCATTCAATACAATCAGGAAGGCAACTGAGATCTGCAACAACCTTCCTATACCAAGTACTCATTAATAATCCTCGTCTTCGTCTTCTAGTTCTTCTTCTTCAATATCACCAAGGATTTCTGCAAACGCACCATCAAGTGCAGAGTCAGAACCTTTGGCATCTTCCTGTGCTTGTTCTAAATTGACAAAGTCTTCAGAAGCTCGCAAATATGCAAGCGCCGCATCTGGGCGTTCTTTCTTGTCAATGTATGGCTTAACTGCTAGCCACATCTCAACTAGCATTTCTCCCGATGTATCACTCATTGTATTTTTCTCCATATATCCACCTTTAGTGGTCAGCGATACTTAGCTGACTTTTGTTTGTTGTGTTGCCATTTTAGACAAATACTCTTCGCTTTCAATCCACTTGTTATTGACAAGGAATCCCCACTTGCGTGTTTGTTTGCCTGGCATGAATAATGTCCAGGGCGTTATGCCAGGAGCAAGCTCAATACGATGATAGCTGTTAGCGCCACATATACGAAAATGGCCGGGTCCTCTCCATTTACGTACTTCACATGATTTACTACCATCTGCGTTAAATTGTGGAATCCATTCATAGTAGCCGCCTTTCAAAATCAAAGTAGCGTAAGGCCATGGATGATCATGCACGTCATCGGGATCTGATTTAAGGAACTTGTGTAAAAACACATTAAATGGAAACCTTGTTCTGTCTTTAAGGAAAACATAATATCTTTCTAATAGTGGTTCATCTGCACGACGATCCATGATAACACGGTGTCGTCCTAATCGTTGCATAAGTTTTTTGATCATCAAAATCCCCATTGTCGATTGTTAGATTGTACGCAGGGGAAATCTGCGTACCTCAATGGTTGAGGCGCAGTCTTGACACGACTGTCCCATTCATGTACCCATGTCTCTACCTCTGGTCTAATTTGTGTAAGCCACGGAATTCCAAGTGTAGTTAGTTCTTGTTTTACATAGTTTAACATACTAACAGGATGATGGTGCGTGTCAGTATAAATGTCGTTTGGATCAGTCGTTGACCAGTTTACCTGTACAGTATGTGGTGGCGGATATCCCAATACATTTAAAATTGACTCTGCATCAAATTTGCATTTGTACATCTCTAGAATCTCGTTAACTTGTTTTAGCATTTTTACCGTAGCAGGATTATTACTATCACGATACGGTTCATTCCATCTCATGTTAAACTGAGTCTGAGTAATGCCCAATGCATCTAGTGCCGCACGAGTTGCGTTAATTAACGAACAATCACGCAATGCATAAAATTCCATGTCTGCATATTTTTCAACCCAGTCTTGTGGATATGTGCTTTGATTGAAAATGTTGCCGGGTGCTAACCACTTCCCGTCAACGAGTCTATCTTCTCTTGACAAGGTGCTCCACGATATAAACGCATGGTCTCCTGCTTTAAGCAAACCACTAGCAATAGCATGTTGCACTTGTATAGCAATGAATAAATTTCCTACTCCGGGCATACCCCAGTTATCGCCTTCTAGACCTGCTTCAACCTTGGCTTGCTTTAATACAATATCAGCCCAAGTGGGCCAATGGTACTTGGTAAAGCTACAGCCAAATGTCATTACTCTCATATTATTTTTCTTCTGCAAATGCATTTAAGATGAGGTATACTCCATCATCGCTTCGTTGTATGCTAACATCTTTGTTAAAGCCGGCGTAGTGGAAAACACCTTGCTCAACCTTCTTAAAGCAGTCAATCATGATCTCTGGATCGCCCATGACATCAGCATGTATCATCTCTTGCTCATACAATGTTTGTAATTGTTCTATTAAATCTTTAATTAGCATAGCATATTATAGCAGAACTTGCTGTCAAGGCCAATGGGGAGTTTCGCCAAGTAAGACTCGAATGGATTGAAACTCTTTCCAGGCATCTCGATACATTGAGTTTTCTTGTAGTAATTCTAAGTGACGTTCTTTGTTTTCAATAAAGAATTGTGTTACATCGCTTGGGCCGCCTGTGTATCCGCTTGATCCTCGAGCTGTATATTTGCGGTTAGCAAATTCAATTGCATGATGTATGTCAGCTTCCATACGTTCAAGACGTTCAATTGTTGCTTCTTCAAGTTCAACATGATACACTTGTTCTTCGCGTATTTTGTATCTCTCAGCTGACCAATCAATACGACCATCTTCTCGTTCAAGACTCCAGTCCATATAGCCAGGATCAAACGCACGGCGCAAGGTATGCCGACCAGTAATCCGCACACCTTGCTTTCTCAACCATGATTCATGGTCGAATGCCATTTATTCCTCGACTACTTCAGGAGCTTCTGCTGGAACACTCTTGTCAAAGATGTGTGGATTGGCTGTAATATCTGCCATTACACGATCCAAGCAACCATCATCATTGCGTTCCCAACCTTTGCGGAACTTCTTGATGATCTCACCATCAGCTGTAGTGTAAAGCAAGCTATTGCCTTCCTTCTTCAGCATACCTTTGCCTTCGATCAAGTCTGTTAAACCTGAGTATGGGTTCATGCCTGTTTCGTAAGGAATCTTAACTTGAACACTTTCAAAAGGTTTAGCATAACGTGTCTTCATGATTTTACATGCGGCACGAATACCTTTAACTTCTGAAACTTTATTGCCGTCTTCGTCCTCTTTCAACTTCAACTTACGCATAGCTACAACGATAGAAGATGCGTAGATGAAGCCTTGCCCGCCCGAGATCTTGTCATCTGGGTCAAACATATCTTGCGAAGCGTATGTGTGGTTAGTTGCAACTAGACCCAAGTTCAAGTCACCAAACATGTTTACACAGTTACGAACAAGTGCTGTTAGTGCCTTAGGCTTACGACCCATGTCACCTTTCATGTCACCTGCGTTAAACTGGTTAACGTCTGTTGGAGTTAGCAACATGCCTAGCGAGTCAAGTACAAACAAGACCTTAGGACGGCTGTCTTCGGGCATGGCTTTGTATTGTGTAACGAATTCACTAATCATCTTAGCTACATCGTCGATCATTGCCATGTTAAGTTTTAACAACTTATCTTCAGATGTATCAACACCTAATGCGTGTAACCACTTTTCGTCAAGAGCGTTTTCAGTATCGATTAAGATAGGGAAGATGCCTTGTTTCTGTGCATTAGCAACTAAGTTGCCAGAACAGATAAACGATTTACCTGCACCAGATTCACCAGCAAACACAGTAACCTTACCCATTGGGATACCGCGATTAAAGTCGCCGGAGATCAAATAGTTTAGTGCATAGTTGTTTGTAGAGACCCAGTCTGTTGGGTCATTAAAGCCTACAGAAAGGCCTTCAATAGATTTTGTAATGCTCTTTCTAAATTTAGAGACATCAAATGCTTTTGCCATTATATTCCTTTAAGATGAAATGGGAGAGCATCATGCTCTCCCGTGTGTCAATTAGGCTTGACGGCTACGAATCATCTTAAGGATGTCGTCAACGCTTGGCTTGGCCGCACCATCAGCTGGAGCGGTTGCAGGAGCTGCCGCTTGTGCCGCTGGGGCTGGTGTAGCAACTGGTGCTGGACGAGCTGCCACTGGGGCTGGCTTGGATGCCGGAGTATCTTCATCTGCATCGGCTGCGGCGCCAGTTGCGTTAGGAAGTTGGATACCGCTTGGACGGTAGAACTTGCCCCACTGCTC